ACCGGATAGCGCGTCTGGTTATGTTGTTTTATCTCAATCCGTGAGTGCTAATCAACCATTACAAATCAATGGAGTTACTGCTGCTACCGTGGAAAATTGTAATGCAGTTACTCTATCGAAAGGTAAAGACTGGCAATTCATCTACCATAATTTTTATGGTAGTTCGAATACGTTTTATGCCTACGGTTGCAATGGTGAGCAAATTATCGAAGTGCGCCCGGATGGGGTTATTGTGCCAATACTTGTGAACAATGATAGCCCTCAATATATTTGTGCGCACCGCAATCACCTATTCGCCTCTTTCCCTGGTGGTCAATTAGGACATTCATTGGTTGGACGCCCTAATAAATGGTCAGTGTTGCTTGGCTCAGAACAATTCGGTTTAGGCGATGAAATTACTGCTCTTTCCTCAACCACTGGAGGAGTGTTAATTATTGGCTGCCGAAATAAAACAGCGGGACTTTATGGTTCCGGTCGTGATGATTGGGTAATGAAGGATATTTCTTCTATTGGTATTCATCCAGGCACATTGCAAACCTCTTTTGTCCCACTAGCAATAAGTAAAAACGGTATCACCAGAATTGACCAGACAGAGCAATTTGGAGATTTCAAATTAAGTGAAGTCGATGCAAACCGCAAACTTGGCTTTGATAAACAACATTACAACATTGTTTATTCCTCCACCAAACCTAAATCCAATCAGATTCGCTTTTATTCTGCCGAAGGTCGCCACTTATGCATTATGTTACAACCTGACGGCTCAACAAGAAGTACATTCTTTACTTATCCTGAGTTAGTAAAGGGTATTTGGCAGTCCCCTGATAACGTCTATATGACATTTAATGATGGTAAGGTTTACCGTCAGTCCGATAATTGCTATACCTTTTCAGGAAAGCAAATTGATTGGATTGTTAAGATGGCATTTAATCATTGCGGCTCTCCAACTTTAATTAAGAGCTGGCATAGCGCAGAGCTACAGGCGACAACTGAAGGTAAATCAAAGTTAAGTTATCGGTTCGACCTTGACTACAACTCCAATTACCATGCTTCTACACTCAGTAAAGATTTACAAGTTGCAGGTGGTGGCGGGCGGTGGAATGATTCATTCTGGAATGACTTTCTTTGGTCTGCTGAAGATTATTCAACGCCAACATTCCATTTGTCTGGTTATAGTCGAAACATTGCCTTGTCATTTTCCGGCACATCTATTTATTCACCTCAATTTGAGATCAGCGGCATTATTTTAAATTACATTACCCGGAGAAATTATCGTGTCTAAGAAAAACCGATATAAACGCACCCATCAGTTTACTCCATACACCAAGGCGGACGGTGCGGCAGTTTCCGATGAATTCGATGCAATTCAAGCAGTTCTTGATCTAATTCCTGAATTGCGTGACGACGGCAAAGGCTTTTCGGCTAGTCCCGTAATTCCAGACCCGACAGAGCCAAATCATCCTGTGCCATACAGTATGCTCACCGAAACCGAAAAGAGCGTGAATAACGCGCGAGATGAAGTATTAGAAAAAGCGCAACAGGTTGCAAAAAACACAGAGACCGTTGCAACAAATACGAAAACCGCAATCAATCAGGCGAATTCCGCTACGCAATCAGCCACCTCTGCCGCCGAAAGTAGTCGATCTGCTGATGAATCGGAAGATTGGGCTAGAAAATGGGCATCCAATCCTGTTGATGAAGCTGTTTCTGGTGACAAATATTCTGCATATCACTATGCCACAAAAGCAGAACAATCTGCACGAAGCTTATCTACTGCCGCATCTGCGGCGGAAAATAGCGCGAACATTGCAGCCCAAAAGGCGGAAGAAGCTAAAACATATTCGGACAAGACGGCTAGTGCTGCTATAGGGGAAATTGATTACAACAAAGTTAGAAACGTTCCGCGCGCATCAACTACACAAGATGGTGTTACACGATTAACAAGTGATACCGGACTTGATAGTGAAACGCTTGGGCTAACAGCAAAAGCTGGTAAATTCCTTGCACAAGGCATTGCCGCCTTACGTCTTGCGCTGAATAACTATATCCCACTTAACAAACGCTCATCGGCAGTAAACAGCAATAGCAATGAAAATGTGGCAACATCAGCTGCAGTTAAAACCGCTTATGATAAAGCCGTTAATGCTGAAAATCTTGCTAATACAAAATGGACAGCAAAACCAGCCACAGAAACAGAGGCAGGAATTTTGCCTATATCGCATAAAACCGATGGTACATCAAAAGAAAAATTCGCCAGTGAATATGCTGTTGGTGAAGCCGCTAAAAAAGGTTTACCACTTGGGTCTATTGTTTCATTCCCTCGTGCTATTGCAAATCCTGTTGGTTTTTTAAAAGCAGATGGCTCAACTTTTAGCCAACAAGCATTTCCTGATTTATATCGGGCTTTGGGCAATAGCAATAAATTACCTGATCTCACTCGTAGTGATGTTGGGATGACCGCTTATTTTGCGGTAGATGAAATTCCAAACGGATGGATTGCGTTTGATGACATATCCACCCAAGTCACACAGCAACGCTATCCAGAGCTATATCGCCATTTAATTGCTAAATATGGCTCAATTTCGGCGGTGCCAAAAGCGGCGGATAGATTTATTCGTAATGCAGGAAATGGTTTGGAAATTGGGCAAACACAAGATGATGCTATTCGAAACATTACCGGAAAACTTGATGGATCACATCTACCAATTGGGAGTCAAGTACTTGAAGGTAAAATGATAGCCACGGGCGCAATAAGCACAACATATGCTAATCGCACGTGGTCAAATGATTCGGGCGGCGTCGGCGAACAATCAGTTTCATTTGATTTTGACGCATCGAGAGTAGTGCCAACGGCAGATGAAAACCGCCCAAAATCACTTGTATTAAAACTGTGTATTAAAGCCGTCAACGCTTTTGACGATATCGTATTTTGGATTAAGTCACACGGAGATGTGACTAATGCGGGCGCACTAGATGCAAGTCGGTTAGCTCAAGATTTGCAAGAAGTAAAATCAAATGTACAAAAAATAGAAGAACAACTAAATCAAAATCAACAATCCGATCAACAAAACATCAGACAAATCAAACAGCAGGTTGAGCAGTTAAAAAATAAGCAAAAGACGACGCGCAAGATTTGGCAAGGAAATGTGACTAATGGTAGTAGTGTACTCACACTATCAGAAAGTATAACAAACAAAAATCTAGTGTTTTATTTGCAGTCATCAAGCGGGCATACATTAGGTAGCAATGATGTAAACACGGTGTCTTGTTACATTGATAACACTATACAAGATGTTGGCCGCTCACGGTTTGCCTATGCAGCATATTGGGATGGAGGTTGGCGCAATCTTAAAATTGAGATTGTAAACGAAAAACAAATCAAGTTAGTTGATAGTAGCGGATATTACCTTAAAGCAATTACTGTGAGCGACTAAGAATGAAAGTATATTTTTTAAAAACAGATCTTAATCAATATCAGATTTTCCCGGTGCCATCAAACACTGGAGAATTTGTCGAAATTGAGATTGGAAGCGAAGACGTCCTTAATACAAAGCAGCTTGTTTTAAAAGGCGGTCAATATGTCCTTGTTGACAAGGATACTGGCGCCAATCATGAGGTTATCAAAAAGTTAATGGACGGTATTGACGATCACGCAGCAACAATTTATAGCCAATGGACTCGCTTTGAAAGCGAGTACCGTGAGCGGAAATCTGCGGCGGAGGACTATAAATCCGGAAACTATCAAGGTGAGTGTAGTCGCTATATCACAGATTTTGCCAAACGCGCAGGACTTGATAACAAGGCGGCGACCAATCTCATTTTGATGCAAGCGGCTGGACTTGAAAAATTGCAGGTCGAATTAGCAAATCAACGTATGCGCAAGTATGAGCTCAAAGCCCCTAATCTCACGATTGAGCAGTTGCAATCAATCCACGATAACATTATCAAGCAAATGGATTCACTAATGGAGGCATATCAAAATGGCTAAGGTGTATTTGGCGATGTACAAACACAAAC